ATTACGAACAGTATTGACGGAAACCGTGAGTTGTAAAGTCGCTTTGTCGATACGACTGAAGTTACAAGTACCACTGGGTTGATGTTCTTCCGGTTTTAAGGCAAAGCTGTATACATTGATACCCGGAGTAGGAGTACGAGTATGGTGTTGGTAAGGTTGAACACGATCGAAATATCGTCCTTCGCGTTCAGTGAATCGATCTTGACCGTTGAGCTGTAATTTAGCAACTTCTACGGGGTTCTTACCAGAACATTTGACACCCGAGTCTAAGATAACTTTCGCTAATAAGTAGTTGGTCGTCGCCGCAAAGACTTCTTCACCTTGATCAGAACCCGAATCTAACCAAGAGGCACCACCTAAACTGGGACCAGGGTTGATACCTAAGCCCGGTAAGTAAGGACCCGAAGGACCATCACCAGAAGTAGTCGGGATAGCACCAGAGTTAGTACCACCAGTACCTCTACCTAACGAACCACGCGCTAAGATATCCATAACAACACCTTCAGTGGTAAAGTCATCCGTGTAGTTGAAAGGTTGACAACCGTTTACTTCCGCGATGAAGTTTACACCAGGAGTACAGTCGACGAACGAGTCACGCTGAACTACCCAGATTAATTCTTTAACAGGGTGGTTAAAGTTGAGCTGGATCTTATTAGAAGACGAAGTAATCGATTCCGCACCCGTGTATTGGAGTTGTTCAATTAAGTATTCATGGGTCTGTTGGGCAAAACGACGACGTTCTTCAGTATCTAAGTAGATGTAGTCGATGTATAACGACGCAGCCGTTAAACTCTGGATAGCCGTCGAGGGAGCAGTACCCGAAGTTTGTTCATAGTAGCAACAGTTGATCCATTGTTCAAATTCAACATTGATACGAACTTCATGGTATTGTAAAGCGATTAAAGGAATACTTAAACCAGGATTACGACAGAACCAGAACTGTAAGGGGATGTATAAAGTTTTCGCAGGAGTACCAGCACGAGGAGCACAAGAGTTGGTTAATTCAGCACCCGCACAAGAAGCATCTAACGAGTATCCTTTCGAATCTTTCATTAAGACTAAATCGTGGGTATTACCAATCATATCGTCTAAGGCCGCAGTAGTACCAACATCTTGAGATAATTGGGTCCAGATTTGCATCCAGTCACCATATTGTCGGTCAATGCGTTGACCACCAATTTCTAATTCAACAACTTTGATTAATCGGTGACCGATGTAGTTTAACCAACGGAAACGATTTAAGTTGGTAGAACCATTGACTAAATCAACCGCAGGTAAAACGACTTGAACATAAGTACGGTACATTAAATCGGCATTACGATTGATGACCGCAGTAACACGTTTGTTGAAGTCGGCTTGACCATTGAAGGTTACTTCGATGGATTCCATAGCGAAGTTGGTGTGTCGTTTGTATAACACTTTCCAGAAGGTAATTTGAGGATTACCCGAAATATAGATATCTTGAGCACCGTAGCTGACGAGTTGTAAGAGACCACCACCCATTTGTTTGTAAAGCGTCAACAAAAAAATTTATGGACCGTTCTCGGCGCGCCTTTATTTAATTCCGCAAATGCCGTAGACAAACCGCTTCGTATTTATCAGAGCCTCCTACATCAATTTGATTAGGATTTTCCGTCATTCGTCGACTATATGGGGCCAATGTTCCATCTTTACATATTCGACAAAGTGCGTTCAGTTTTGTCACATGGGTAGCCCACGGGATACATTGAAATATTTCCCCAAACGGTCGCTGATACGCATCCCCATCGAGCCCCACGATAAGTACATTCTTGTTCTCCTCGTTAATCAACTGTTGAACAAAATTGGCTAGTCCTCGAAAAAACTGGGCCTCCTCGAATACAATACAATCGGCTTGCTTTGAAGCTTCGGTAAGTTGAAGACGAATATCTGTATTCCATATACTACAGGGTATCTGCTCCTTATCATGTGTAACAAGCACCTCATCTACAGAATACCGAACATCAATATTGGGCTTAATGACCAAAACGATTTTACCGATAGCCCGTTGACGACGAATATACGACAGTGCATAGGTCGATTTTCCCGAAAACATGGGGCCCATTACGATATCCAATGACATTGTATAGTACATATGCTTTCATAATAAATGACTTACTGAAGGCTTGGGTTTTATAATCAAATGGATACAGATGCTGCTCTTGCTACGGGAACAATGTGTAGTTTAATTCTTTGTTGTGTTTGCGGTATTGCGTTAGCTTATCGTCGCACTTTTCGATTAGCCACACCTCCTATGAATTTAAAACCTTCTCGCTCGGATAATGATCTTGAAAATATGTTACCTTAAATCTAATAGAATGGAGAATACTCAAAAAAGAACCCAACGAGCCATCCTATATAAAACATTACAACGAGAACCATTAAGCTATGTAGATAGAAATGTGGTAAGAGTCATGGGAAGTAGAGTGGCAGAAGAAGATGCAAAAAATAAAAAATCAATGGACAGTATGGTTCTTGATAAACTCAGTGGAGTCTATGATAAGGAAATCAAAGAGGGATATGTAAAGAAATATAATGAAATTATAGAAAAGGTAGGAGGTAAACGCAAAACAACACGAAAATACAGATACCGCAATCGGAAAACAAAAAAAGGTAGAGTTTAATAGTAATGAATCGTCTAGGATTTTTAGGAACTATTGGTCAAAAAGTGCAACAAGCCGCTATTCCTGTAACGAAAAAACCGGAAGAAGTTGTACAGGTTGTTGAGGTGCCCACAGTTATGACTATCCCCGAACCTATAGAACTTCCCGTTATTCCTGAACCCGAACCTGAACCTGAACCTATTCAAGCCGTCGAACTTCCCGTTATTCCTGAACCTGAACCCGAACCTAATCAAGCTGCAATCGAGGAACAATATGCATCGCTTCCAGTTCTTGCATCCACAGTTTCATCGCATACGGAATCGTTTTCCGAATAAATTCAGTTTTGTTTCCACAAGTTCCACACGAGTAGATGCTTTCATTTTCATTCACTATCGCTAAAGTACCGCAGGTTTTACAGATATCTGTTTCAAAAGGATCGGATACATCCATTAACCGTTCTTTTGTAAAAGCCGCCGCACCATGACATAACATACAATCTCGTTCCATTTCTCCTACACGTAATCCTCCATCACGGGCTCGTCCTTCGCAAGGTTGACGAGTTAAGGATACAATTGGTCCTCGAGCCCGGCTATGTTTTTTATCAATCACCATATGTTTCAAGCGTTGATAGAATGTGGGACCCATAAAGATTTCCGCCTGCATCATTTCACCCGTTTGACCATTGTACAGCATTTCGTTACCGTACGAGTGCATGCCTAAATCCAGCATATGTTTTTTGAGTTCTTCTACTTTCAAGTGACTATAAGGCGTTCCGTCCCCTAAGGTTCCTTTTTGTACACATATTTTTCCGAAAATGTTTTCCATCAACTGCGCAATCGTCATACGCGAAGGAACCGCATGGGGATTCATAATTAAGTCCGGACGAAGACCTGTAGATGTGAAGGGCATATCTTCTTCGTTAAGCAACATACCCACCGTACCTTTTTGACCATGACGCGAACTGAATTTATCCCCAATTTGCGGTACACGTTCAGATACTACACGCACTTTGATGAAGGGGTAGCCATCCGAATTTTTGTCTTGCCATACTCCGTCGATACGACAAGGTTCCGTATTTTTATGCGTAGTCGACGCATCACGGTAAGTATATCCGGCAGTATCATTACGAAGATTAACCACTTTACCAATAACAACATCATTTTCTTGAAGAACGGTATTCATAATCGGGATACCGTTATCTCCGATAGCTGCATAAGAACTATTTTTGTATTTTCGTGTATTATGTTTATTTGGTTTCATAAATTTTTCTTCCCGACCAGAGGTTACATTACGATGTTCTTCATCTTTATACATGGTATAGTATAATCCTCGGAATAGACCACGACTTACCGAAGATCGGTTCATAATAATCGAATCTTCTTGATTGTAGCCTCCGTAACAAGCAATTGCTACAATTGCATTCATACCATAGGGCATTTCATGCATTTTAAGAATGTTCATAGCTCGAGTTTCTACAAGCGGACGGGTTAAGCTACATAAGATGTACCCATTTTTATCTAACCGTTTTGCATAGTTACCGGCATAAATACACATCGATTGTTTACCCATAGCCGATTGGTAAGTATTACGAGGAGACTGATTATGGTCGGATAATGGAATACTCGATGCCATATGACCTAACAATAAACTTGGGTGGATTTCATAGTGAGTATGTTCAGGAGTACATTCATCTTTTGAAGTGGCGATACGCAATGTTTCGGTTTCAGAAGCATCAATATATTCGATACATGTTTTTAACCAAGTAGTCCAGTCTGATCCCGCCGGAGGA